AAGAACTTAAAAAAGAAATAGAAGAACTAAAATCAGGAGCCTAGACAATGGCTTTTGGATTTAATACATTTTCAGAATCACCTTTTGCAGCAATTGTAGAAAATCTAATTGTTCAAGTAACCGGTCAAGAACTTACTATAGCAGAAACATCTCCTGATGTTGTTATTGATGTAGTAGTTCCTTTAACTGGTCAAGATATAACTATCACAGAAGGTAATGTTGATATTTTTGCAGGTGTTGTTGCATTCCCAACAGGTGAAGCTTTATCAGCTAATTTAGATTCTGTTTCAATTACTGCAAACGCAGATGTTGATATTACAGGTCAAGCTTTAACTTCAACATTAGGAACTGCAACTTTAGATGCTAATACTTTAGTAGATGTTACTGGTGAATTATTATCTATAACTGAAGGTAGTGTTGATGTAACTGCTAATGCAGACATTTCAATTACTGGTCAAGAATTAACTATGCAAGAAAACGCTCCAGATGTCACTGGAGATGCAAATGTTACTTTAACAGCTTTACCTATGACAGCTTCTCTTGGCACAGCAGTTTTAGATGCAAATAGTTTAGTTGATGTAACCGGTCAAGAATTGACTATGCAGGAAGGTCAAGTAGAAGTTGATGATGCATTAGCTATATTAACAGGAATTGAAATGACAATGGCTGAAGGAAGTGTTGTAGGACCAGTTATATGGAACCCAGTACCTACAGGTAATGCACCTATAGATCCTCCAGGTTGGAAAGAAGTGGCTTGATTAGGATAAAAATATAAATATAATAAAATATTAAGGAATTTAAAATATGGCAAACTCAACATCAGCTAATTTAAAACTAACGGTACAAACAACTGGAGAAAATTCAGGAACTTGGGGACAAATTACTAATACTAATTTATTAATTCTAGAACAAGCAATTGGTGGATTTTCAGGTGTTACTTTAAATGCTACAACAGGCGCAACTTTAACTTTTTCAAATGGTGTTTTATCTAATGGTAAAAATCAAGTTTTAAAATTAACAGGAACTATTACAAGTGCTGTTAATGTAATAATCCCAGACTCTATTGAAAAAACTTATGTTGTAGAAAATGCAACAACAGGTGCGTTTACAGTAACTTTTAAAACTTCTTCAGGAACAGGTTTTACTTTTGGTGCAACTGAAAAAACTCGTGTAATACTTTATTCTGACGGTACAAATGTTGTTGAAGTAATTAATAATACACAAAATTTACAAGACTTAGCTGATATAGCAAATACTAATGGTAACTTTATTGTAGGTGATGGAAGCAATCTTGTAGCTGAGTCTGGTGCTACCGCAAGAACTTCAATGGGTGTTGGTACAGGAGATGCTGTACAATTTGATTCTTTTGGAGTTGGCACAGCTGGATCAGGAACTACTGGACAAATTCGTGCGACAGATGATATTACTGCATTTTATTCTTCTGATGTCGCATTGAAAGAAGATATAAAAAATATTTCAGATCCATTAGAATCATTGAAAAAATTAAATGGTGTATTATTTAATTGGAAAGATTCATGGATTAAAAAACAAGGTGGCGAAGATGGCTATTTTGTTAGAAAAAAAGATGTTGGAGTTATAGCTCAAGAGGTAGAAAAAGTATTACCAGAAGCTGTGGCTCAAAGAAAAGATGGAATTAAAGCAGTCAAATATGATAGACTTACATGTTTATTAATTGAAGCAGTGAAAGTATTATCTAAAAAAGTAGAAGATTTGATTAAGGAAGAAAAATAATATGGCTGTTCCTAGTACAAATACAAAATTTTCAGGAATTCAAACCGAATTTGGAGGAAGTAACCCCATTCAACTATCTGAATATTATTCAGGTGGACCTTTAGTTCCATCAGGCAGTCCTGCTCCAAACGGACCTATCCCAAGTTCTGGACAAATTTCTGTAGGACAATTTAGAGGTGCTGCTACAGCACTTATAGCGGAATATTTAATTATAGCAGGTGGAGGTGGTGGAGGAGCTGATAATGGCGGAGGCGGAGGCGGAGGTGGCTTCCTATGCTCTAGCTCATTTGCAGTTACAGGACCTCTTTCAGTTACCATTGGTGGAGGTGGAGCAGGAGAACCAGCTCCAGCTAATTCAGGTGGAACTTCAGGAAGTAATTCAGTATTAGGATGTACAACTGCAACTGGCGGAGGTGGTGGTGGAGCATCTACTCCTCAACCAGCTTCTTCACCCGTAGGACCAGGTAAACCAGGAGGATCTGGTGGAGGTGGTGGTTCTGCACCAAATAATGGTACTGATTTTTCAGGAGGTAGTGGCACATGCGGTCAGGGTAATAACGGTGGTTCTGGTAAAACTGATGGAGCTAGTTATGGCTCAGGCGGTGGTGGCGGTGGTGCTGGAGGTGTAGGTGGAGATTCAAGATGTTCACCATCAAGAACTGCAGGAGAAGGTGGAGTAGGTAGCCCAAGTAGTATTTCAGGATCAGCATTATCTTATGCTGGTGGTGGAGGTGGATCTATGAGTGATGGTTCACCAGGAGGTGCAGCAAGTCCTTGTGGTACAGGTGGACGAGGAGGAATGAATGGCGGTACAGGTGCAAATGGTGTTGCAGGAACAACTAATCGTGGTGGTGGAGGTGGTGCTAGTTTTTGTGGAACAACAGGAGCAGCAGGTGGTTCGGGAGTTGTATTAGTTAGATTTCCAAGTACAGCTTGTATTTCAGCGTCACCAGGTACAAATACAGTTACTACTTGTGTAGGCCCAGCTAATGATAAAGTGGCTACATTTACAGTATCAGGAACGTTGACAGTGAATTAAGTTAAATTATAATATAAGTAGGAAAATAAAATGGCGCATTTTGCAAAACTAGTATCAAAGGTAGATCCAACAGGTTTTACTACTGATACACATCAAGTTGTAGAAAAAATTGTTGTTGTAGGAAATGATTGCGTTCCTTCAGACATGCATGTTGATGGTGAAACATGGTGTGTAAATTTTTTTAAAGGTGGAACATGGAAGCAAACTTCTTATAATCATAATTTTAGAAAACAATACGCAGGCATTAATTTTGTTTATGATTCAGCCAAGGATAAATTTTTAAGTCCACAACCCTATGCATCTTGGTCCTTAGATTCAAATGACGATTGGCAAGCACCAATAACATATCCAACAGTAACTGATGATGGTGCAGATCCAGTTGTTTGGAGATATCTTATTTCGTGGAACGAAACAAAATATAATACCGACAATACTAAAGGTTGGGAAGCAATTAAATCAGATGCTACAGAAGAAACGTCAACAACATACAATTGGAACGGCACAGCTTGGGTATCCGAGTAGCTTTTTTCTAAACCTTGACTGTTTTATAAAAACTCTTTATAAAGTTTTATATAAAGATTTATGAATTATAAAAATTATTATTGGTATTTTAAATCAGTAATTCCTAAAAGAATTTGTGATGACATTGTGAAGTACGGTCATCAATTACAGGATCAAATAGCGATGACAGGTGGTGAAGAAAGTAAAACAAAAATAACTAAAAAAAGAAGTTCAGATGTTGCTTGGATGAATGATAGGTGGATTTACAAAGAAATACAACCTTATATTAATAGAGCAAATGTTTCTGCAGGTTGGAATTTTCAATGGGACTATTCAGAGTGTTGTCAATTTACAAAATATAAAAAAAACCAATATTATGATTGGCATTGTGATTCCTGGAATGAACCATATTTTATTAAAGAAAATCCTCAAGATCCAAGTCATGGTAAAATTAGAAAATTATCAGTAACAGTTTCTTTATCAGACCCAAAAAATTATAAAGGTGGTGAATTAGAATTTGATTTTAGAAATTTAGATCCTAATAAAAAAATTAATAATGTTGTTAAATGCACAGAAATATTACCTAAAGGATCTTTAGTTGTATTTCCTTCATTTATATGGCATAGAGTATGTCCAGTTAAAAGTGGAGAAAGAAACAGTTTGGTTATTTGGAATTTAGGATGGCCATTCAAATAAAGATAATATGAAAAAGAAAAAAACAAAAATTAAAAAAAACTTATTATCTTTTCCAAAACAATTACAACTAGAACAGTATTTTGCATCGCCTATATGGTGGGCGGATGAACCTAGTTTTGTTGATAAATTAAATAAAGCATCGGATCCTTACATTAAAGAATCTAAAAAAATTTTAAAACCGGATATTAATAAACGTAATAAAAAATTTGGTAACAAAGGAGATATGGGTCACGTATTTCATTCTAAATCTTTAATAGGAGATCCCAATTTTGCAGAGTTACAAAATTATGTAGGTGCAACTGCACATAATTTATTAGGTGAAATGGGTTTTGACTTAACAAATTATCAAGTGTTTATTACAGAATTATGGGTACAAGAATTTGCACAAAAAGGTGGGGGTTATCATACTTTACATACGCATTGGAATGGTCACATATCTGGTTTTTATTTTTTAAAAGCTAGTGAAAGAACCTCTATGCCTTTATTTGAAGACCCAAGAGCAGGTAACATGATGAATCTTTTACCAGAAAAAGATAAAACAAAAGTAACTTATGCTTCCACACAAATTAATTATAAAGTAAACCCTGGTCGTATGATATTCTTTCCATCATATATGCCACATCAGTATGTAACTGATATGGGTTATGAACCATTTAGATTTATACATTGGAATTGTCAAGCAATACCAAAATCAGTTTTACAATATAAAGGAGAAAATAATGTCATTCAAAAAAAATAAATACAGTGTTTTAAAAAAAGCTATTTCAAAAGAGTTAGCAGCTTTTGTGTATAAATATTTTCAAAACAAAAGAAACGTTGCAAGAGAATTATTTAGTTCAAGATACATCTCACCTTTTACAGAATACTGGGGTGTATGGAATGACGAACAAGTTCCTAACACATATTCAAATTATGCTGATATTGCAATGGAAACATTATTACAAGAAGTAAAACCTGTTATGGAAAAACACACAGGATTAAAATTAAGTGAGACTTATTCGTATGCAAGAATATATAAAAATGGAGATGTCTTAGCTCGTCACAAAGATAGATATTCTTGTGAAATATCTACCACATTAAATTTAGGTGGTGATCCTTGGCCTATATATTTAGATCCAACAGGTAGAACAGGTCAAGCAGGTATTAAAGTAGATTTAAAACCAGGCGATATGTTAATATACTCAGGTTGTAACTTAGAGCATTGGCGAGAAGAATTTAAAGGTAAAAATTGTGGACAGGTATTTTTACATTATAACAAAGCAGGTTCTAAAAATGCTAAACAAAACGCACTAGATAAAAGACCTTTATTAGGTTTACCTGCTTCGTTTAAAGGTCAAAAGTTGACTAATATTAAAAAATAGTTTACTTTATAGACTTGTACGGAGAGTTCCACCACATCACTCTCCGTGCTTTTAATCTATTATTGTATTAATAAATCTGATATGTTAGGTGGATATGCTACAAAAACTTAATTTTAAACCTGGTTTTAACAAAATGGTCACAGATTCAGGAGCTGAATCTCAATGGGTCGATGGCGATTTTGTGAGATTTAGATATGGTTTACCTGAAAAAATAGGTGGCTGGAGTCAACTCACTAATTCAAATAATACATTACCAGGTGCAGCAAGAGCACAACATGCTTTTGCAGCTATAAATGGTGAAAAATATGTAGCCATAGGAACCTCACAAGGTTTATTTTTATATTACAGTGGAGAATTTTTTGACATTAGTCCTTTAGCTGCAGCCATTACTGGAGCTACCTTTGATGCAACATCTGGATCTCCAACGGTTACCGTAAATAAAACAGCACATGGATTATTAGACGGAAGATATGTAACATTTTCATCTGTTACGGTTCCAACAGGTTCCGGTTATGCAACAACTGATTTTACAGAAAATACTTTTGAAGTAAGAAATAAAACTGCAGATACATTTGAGATTATTATGCCTTCTAATTCAGCTGGAACTACATCTGGCACAGGTTCAGCACAAATTGATCCATATGAAATAGTTGGTCCAACGTTTCAAACTGCAGGTTTAGGTTGGGGTACAGATACATGGGGCTCAAGCACATGGGGAACTGCAAGTACAACCAGTAACGTGGTTCTGGATCCAGGTTTATGGTCTTTAGATAACTTTGGTCAAATACTTGTTGCAACTATTAACAATGGTAAAACATTTACATGGAATGCAGGCGTAGCAACTCCTAGAGCAAACAGAGCAACTGTTATGTCTGGTGCTCCTACTAAAACAAGACTGACTCAAGTATCAGATAGAGATAGACATGTATTTCATTTTGGTACAGAAACAACGATTGGTGATTCAACGACTCAAGATCCAATGTTTATAAGATTCAGTGACCAAGAAAATTTTAATGTATATCAACCCACAGCAACTAACACTGCAGGAACATTTAGATTAGATAAAGGTAACGAAATTATTGGAGCCGTATCTGGTAAAGACTATACATTAGTATTAACGGATTCATCTGCATATGTGATCCAATTTGTTGGACCACCATTTACTTTTTCAGTTAGACAAGTTGGTACTAACTGTGGATTGATTGGACAGAACGCATTAAGCTATTCTAATGGTATTGTGTTTTGGATGTCTGGTGAAGGTGGATTTTTTGCGTATGATGGTACTGTAAAATCTATTCCTTGTGAGGTTGAAGACTTTGTATTTACCACAACAGGAGATAATTTAGGACTTAACCAAAGTTCAAATCAATTGGTTTATGCAGAACATAATACTTTATATAATGAAATTAATTGGTTTTATCCTGAGTTTGGATCTCAACAAATTAATAGATGTGTAGTATATAATTACGCAGAAAAGGTTTGGACTACCTCATCATTAGCTAGAACTAGTTATGTAGATCAAGGACTTTTTGATCTACCTTATGCAACTGAATACGATTCGACTTCTTTACCTAATTTTCCAATTCAAGGTATTACAGCAACTTATGGTGCAACAACTTACTATGCTCATGAAACCGGAACCGATCAAGTCAATAGTTCTGGTACAACATCAATCGATGCTTATATTCAATCCGGTGATTTTGATATTACTAACTCTAATAATATTGCTAACTTACAAGGAGATGGTGAATACATAATGTCAGTTAAAAGATTTATACCAGACTTTCAAGTG